GTTTTTCTAGGGCGGTTAACCCGTTCTGCATGAACCTAAACGGTTTTTAGCATCCCGAACATCAGGGACCTGGCATTTTTTCATAGCCTGTTCTCGTGAGAGCTGGTATCACTACCTTGTTTCAGGCAACCCTTATTCAAAAGGGTTGTTTTAAAGCAACATAGCCTCATATTGTTCCAGTGTCGAACGACGGCCGGAAGGCTGATCTAAGGCGAGGAATAAATCCGGTTGGATAGAATATAAATTCTTCCCTAATACACTATACCAAATTCTCAATTTGGGTAAGTGTTTAGATACCGCATCAATAACACTCTGGTCGAGTGACACATCGCCGTGGTGAAAACTACGGAATGTGAAACCCTCTGGTTGGGGGGAATACATTGCTGTATTCAACAACCGATTGTAGCTCATGAAGTAACTTCTTGAACTATCTCTGTCTAGTAAAAACTGGCTTGCAGCCAGCCTTTCTTCTAGAGGTAATCCACGAGGATTCCATCCAAGGCCCCCGACAAAATCGGGCACCTCAGATAGTATCTCAACGATCTTCCTCTGACGAGGTTTCAACATTGAAACTCCACGATGACCAAAGTTGCGGACGAAGTCGATGAAAGAATCATCTGTTGGCTTCCTCCACTTCAATGGGTGTACCACACCTTCTGGTGTAATGATTTTACCTCCAAACTCACAGACGTGTTTGGATGATAATGATTTACTCTGGCTTATAGGACATCCCAACTCATTAAGAGTTGCAATATACTTATCATGTAAATCGTCGTTTAGAATAACAACATCGTCACCGAGGACGTAGAAATCCTCATTGTGGCAAAAGTTGTTAAGACTATACAACAACAGACCATGTGTAAGTGCGAAAGAGGCAAACGAAGGGTATAAACCCAAAGGTTGACCTCTGGACCACCGGATGTGCTCTCCTTTCAATAACCAATTGGCTCGAGATATCTCCCCGAATAAGGAGACATACTGAGAATCAACGAATATAGAATGGAGGACTGTCATCTGGAGCTCTAACGGAAAATAATCCGTTGCGGAGCTCAGATCGACAGAATGAGCAGTCTTACCCCTGAGCAGCTCAGCCCTTATTTGTGAAAAAGGCTTATGCTGATCATGGGTACAGTCCCAAGGTAGTGTTTTGAGGATATCAAATAGCCCATCGCCCAAAGGGCCGAGAGCACACTGATACACTCTGGCAGGGTTGGCCACAGAACGGAGCTTAAAGCCCGGTTCTTGTATAAGGCCTATCTTGCCAACACAATTGTCGTACTCGTACACAACGGTAGATACATAGTCAACATCCCTGGAATCAATATTTCGAAATCCAGGTAGGACATGATTAAAGATTTCCCTATAGTCTCTTCGCAATTGATGACCGACTTTAGTACCATATAGGTACGAAGCGGCACATTCAAGAGTGTGTTGACCTTCGGGAAAGCTCCTACCGCTGGCATGCGGTTCGCGACGTGATGAACTAGGTATTACCGAGACCAAAGGTCTGGGTACCCTAATTATCGGCCTGCGTTTGCATGTCATACTGGCTGCTATCGCTAGTCTAGAGTGAATATCTCTAGATGTCTCTGAATCCTGTAAAGGAGCGGAGCAAACACCCGAAATAAACTTTTCCCTTTGCGACTTAGTCACGGAGGGAGAAATAAATTGGGTATACATCTGGAGAAAAACAATCGCTTTAGACCAGCGCTTAAAAGATACCGAGCACCATTTCTGTAAGGATCCATAAGATCCCTTGAAGTGGCCCGTTCTATTGTCCTTCTTGATCCAGGTAGAGCAAGGTTTGAGTCCTGCTTTAGCTCGGATGAAGTCCAATTTTATATCTTTTAACCGATTTACTGTCCATTCCGTACCGTTGGTTGTCAACCACCGATTAACGTCATGGGCAATTGGATACCATATTTTCGTTGGTATACCGATAATAAGACAATGTTCCAGTCCCAAGGTCTGCTGTACTTTTCGTACGGACATATTATCCCTCCTAGGAGTGTGTGATATGAGCATTCTTGTTCGACAAGAACATAAGAGGTAGCTTTAACCCTTAAATAAGACTTCCCGTTAACCATTATTATTACTTTTCTAAGGTAATGTCCCGCTTTACTTTCCCATGCTATTTTGGATATCTTTATGGTATTCGAATACGCGTCACCGCAGATTTATCTGCCTTTAAGGTCTTAGGGAGTTGTTCTTCAAGGAGCT